GTTGCCTAGCCGTGATCGAGCAAGTGGCCGCAATGCGCGGTCAGGGCGTGTCCAGCATGTTTCGCTTTGGCGAGGGCTATGGAATGCTTCAGATGGGATGCGCTGCAAACAAGCTGCCAGTGCAATTCGTAACGCCTGCAAAATGGAAAGGCTATTTCGGATTGAGCCGTGATAAAGGCGTGTCGCGCGGCCTGGCAATGCAGCGCTTCCCAGATAATGCCAGCGACTTTGCCAGGGCGAAAGATGATGGAAGGGCCGAAGCGGCCTTGCTTTGCCTGTACGCGGCAGAAAATATGGTTTGAGCGGTTTTGGGTGGGTGTATTAAATGTGTATTAATTGTGTAGCCATATAAACAAGGGGTTTGGTGGTGTGTTTAGTACAATTAATACGCTTTTAATACAGTATTAATACAAGTGGTGTTTTTGTATTATTTGTATGAATTACCTTTAGGTATTCATACAAATAATACACACAAAAAACGTGAGGTTTAATATATGGGATACGATTGGGTAAGGTGGGTCAATCAGAAGATTGAGAAGGGTGAGGCGATTGTTCGGCCTGTAGGCTATCATAAAGGGGTGGAGCGGCTGCAGGGGTTTCAATCGAGGCTTGACGCTTGCCGGGATTTAGCAGAGCTTGAGGGCTTCGCTAATCGGCGCAGGTTTAATCCAACATTGCCGCGATGGAATGCCAGCGAGCGTGATGCAATCCTGCGGCGCAAGTTTGAGATGGAGAATGGGAATGGGTGAGAATATTCGGACTGAAATATTGACTGAGGCAATGGAGCTAATCAATCCGGGCGGGGATAGGGCCAAGGCTTACGGATCAGCGCAAACAAACTTCACCTGCATCGCTGAAATGTGGAGCGCGTATCTCGCGCCGCATAAAGTGTCGCCGCGTGACGTGGCAAACCTAATGGCTTTATTGAAATTGGCCAGAATGAGGCAGTCCGCCGGAGGGCATAGGGACAGCAGCCTTGACGCGGCCGCCTATTGCGCCTTGGCTCACGAGCTGGACCAAACCACGTAAACTTGCGCTCCGGGCTTGTGTGTGGCTATAAATGCGCACGGCGCGTCGTTCCTCCCAAGGCCGCGCCTAAACTGGCCCGGCGCTTGTCCCAATCCATGCGCCGGGCATATTTGAGGGCCGGGCCTATGTCGTACCAGATAGACTTTCGCGTGTTGCTGACCTGCGTGGATGATGACGCGGCAGAGGTTGAGACCGGGCTTCTGGTGGACTATTGCGAAGAGCGGTTGAACGAGACAAGCCCGGCGCGGTTGATGCAAGCGCTTGGCGAGGTGTTGATGGAGCTGCATGAAAGTGATTTAATCAACACGGGTGAGACCCTGCATTAAAAAAGCCCGGCGCGATGGCCGGGCTTTGTGTCTCATGGGCTAAAGTAAATCGCAATCAGCGTGACGGTTAAAACCACAGTGAACATTGCCGCGATTGTCCAATCCTCTTTGTCCATTATGCTGCCTCCTCTTCGCGTTCTTCAAATATCTGCCAAAGGCGGGCGCATATGCGGGCGTTTATTTCGCCATATGCCATGATGCAGGCAATTTCGTCATATGATTTACCATGCTCGCCGCCATAGCACTCAGAGAAGAAATCTTCGCCTTGCTCAATGCTGCAGTTTTGGCAAACGGTATGGGCTTTGGCGTAATAGATAACATACTCCGAGCCGTCTGCGCTCTCATGCGCCCAATCAATAGCCTGCTCAATGTCGCTGGCATCGCGTGCGATCTCTTCGGCAATGTCGTTGCAATACTGTGTGAGGTCATAATCTTTCATTGTCTTTCTCCATGTTTGTGTGTGTCATGCGACTGCATGTGAAGGCCGCGCCGTTAAGCGCGGCTAACAGATGCGGTCAGGCGAGCGGATTGTAATTTACGTCAAAAGTCTGGATGCTGGCTGATGTGTGGTCGCCAAACAATTCCACAAGCGAGCGCGTATCCTTGCGCAATTGGGTCATCAATTTAAGCTCCTCCTTTTCGGCCTTGCGGTCAATGTACATTTCAGCGCAAGCCTGCGCCTTGCTGACTGACCCGAATATTCCAAGCGGTCCATCTTCTGCGCCATATACCATGTAAACTTTTGCCATTGTCTTTCTCCATGTTTGTTTGTGTCTATATATAATGTATATGCTGCCACATAGCATTGCGCAATAGTGACGTTACGTCACAAATTGATTTACCTCCACGCAACACGCCGCAACACCGCAGCGCAGAGGCGCGCCCGCGTAATTGAACAAGCGTTCAATTGCAATATCTGGAATGTGGCAAGAGTGCGGCACAAGTGCGGCGCAGGTTAGGCGCAATGCAATGCGCGCAGCTTGGGGTATCTATGTACCACAATGCTTAACATGTTAAACAAGTGTTCGCTTATATTCAGGATGGTGAATGTCAAAAGCCCCCCCCGGTCAAGCATTTGCGGGGTAGTGTTATTATTATACAATTCACGCACACGGGTGCCACCCCCCCGTACCCCCTTGCCAATCATATGCTACACAGCGTAAAATTATAAAAAATGGGAGTTTATCAAATGGCAGGCAAGGCGTTACAAAAGCGAATACTGTCCGATGTCACCAAGCAAGGCGGCGCAGAGTATCTGTTCGAATATTTTTCTTCTGGTGGCACAATGGCGCAACTTGCGACCCACTACGAGTGCAGCAGGGGTTACGTCAGCACGGCACTACATAAGGTGCCTGAATATACTGCCGTAATAAACAAGGCTCGGCAGGAGGCAGCTGACGCGTTGGTTGAGCAGGGCTTGGAAATGGTTGACGCGTTAGGTGGCAACAGCTCAACGCAGGAGATTGCTGCAACGCGTGAGAAGGTGCAGTGGCGCAAGTTTATGGCTGGCTCGTATAATCAGGAGCGTTACGGCAATCGGCCTCAGACCAATGTTACGATTAGCGTGAGCGACATGCACTTGGACGCGTTACGCAAGGTTAATGCTGACTTGGCGCAGATTGATGCTGAGGATCGCCAGCGTGAGGCGATGGCTATTGACGCGGATTACGAGGATGTGTCGGATGATTAGTCTTATGCAGGGCGACTGCCTTAAATTGATGGCGACTATCCCTGACAATTCGGTTGATATGGTTTTGACTGACCCGCCTTATCGTGTTATTTCTGGTGGCAACAAATCTGCGCGAAGGCCTATGGGGATGCTTTCCGCAAACGATGGCAAAATATTTAAGCACAACAATATTGAGTTTTCGGATTATCTGCCTGAGATTTACCGAGTCATGGCTGTCAGGTCTCACCTTTATTTGATGGTAAACCTTTTAAACCTTGAGACTGCCATGAGTTGTGTGCGCGATGCTGGCTTTAAGATTCACAATTTGCTTGTTTGGCAAAAGAACAATGTAACGCCAAACCGATGGTATATGAAAAATATTGAGTATGTGATTTTTGCTCGCAAAGGAAAAGCCAAGTCTATACTTAATCCTTCATCCAAGACGTGTCACTCTTTTGATAATGTAAGTCTCGGTAGGGTTCACCCTACGCAAAAGCCTGTTGATCTAATGCAGCACTATATCAAAAACTCATCTGAAATCGGTGATGTAGTGCTTGACCCCTTTATGGGCAGCGGCTCAACAGGTGTCGCAGCTAAGAACCTTAATCGCAAATTTATTGGCATTGAGTTGGATGAAGAATACTTTGAAATAGCAAAGGATCGTATTGATGGCCGAAGCTAACCCGTTAGAAGAGTTTGTGCTGCGTTACCGCGACGACCCTGCGTTGTTTGTGCAGGAGGTGCTGGGCGCTACGCCGCACGATTATCAGGCTGAGTTTCTGCGGGCTGTTGCAGACGGTGAGCGCAAGGTTAGCATTCGCAGCGGTCACGGCACGGGTAAGTCCACGTCGGCCAGCTGGATTATGCTGTGGTTTGTTTTGCTGCGTTTTCCGAACAAGGTTGTTGTCACGGCCCCCACGTCCGGCCAGCTGTTTGATGCTTTGTTTGCCGAGCTAAAGCGTTGGATTAATGAGCTGCCGCCTCAGTTGAAGGTTTTGCTTACGGTTAAGTCTGACCGGGTTGAGTTGAACGCGGCACCGAGCGAGGCTTTTATTTCGGCAAGAACAAGCCGTGCAGAGACGCCTGAAGCGCTGGCTGGGGTTCACTCGGAGAATGTGCTGTTGGTTGTGGATGAGGCTTCTGGGGTGCCTGAGAAGGTGTTTGAGGCTGCTGCTGGCTCGATGTCCGGCCACGCTGCGACTACGATTTTGCTGAGCAACCCAACGCGTTCGTCCGGCACGTTTTACGAGAGCCAGACGCGGATGGCGGATAGCTGGTGGACACGGCGTTGGTCGTGCATAGATAGCCCGCTTGTGTCTGACGAGTTTGTTGACGAGATGCGTATGCGTTACGGCGAGGAAAGCAATGCGTTTCGCATTCGTGTGCTTGGCGAGTTTCCTATGGCGGATGACGACACGATCATTCCGTTTCACTTGGTTGAGAGTGCGATCCATCGTGACATTGAAACAACGCCTGACGTTAAGCCAATTTGGGGTTTAGACGTTGCGCGCTTTGGCACGGACAAGACGGCCCTGTGCAAGCGTTATGGCAATGTTGTGACTGAGATTACCAGCTGGCAGGGCTTGGATTTGATGCAGACAGTTGGCCGCGTCATGGCCGAATACGAAGGCTTACCGCCTTCTATGCGGCCTAGCGAGATACTGGTTGATAGTATTGGTGTTGGCGGCGGTGTGGTTGACAGGTTGCGCGAGCTTGGCGCGCCAGTCAGAGGAATTAACGTGGGCGAGGCTCCGGCTATGGGCAAGACCCACATGAACCTGCGCAGTGAATTGTGGTTTAAAACAAAAGGTTGGCTTGAGGATCGGTCATGCAAACTGCCGAAGGACGACCAGCTGCTCGCGGAGCTGACTGCGATTAGATACAGCTTCACATCGTCAGGCAAGATGAAGGCTGAGAGTAAGGATGAGATGCGCAAGCGTGGGTTGAAGTCGCCTGACCTTGCGGATGCGCTTTGCCTGACAATGGCCAGCGACGCTGCAACTGCATTGTCTGGCGCGATGTCAAGTTGGAAGCAAACTATTAAGCGCAATTTGAAGGGTATTGCATGAAGCCAGTTCCGTTTCACAAGCTGTCACCTAAGATGAAAAATATCCGCATGAATCAGTGGATCAAGACTTATATTGGTCGAGGTTTAAGTTTGGAGGATGCTCAGCACGCAGCAAGGTGGCGCGCTGGGCATTGGAAGCTAAGTGCGCGTATGGAGAAGGTTCTAGCGGACATTGAGGATGTGTGATATGCAGCCTGCGTGGTATTATCAGATAAACTGTGCTAATGTGCAGAAAAGCTAGAGGATGATGACATGAAACCATGTAAAGGTTGCCCCACCCCCGCAGCATGTAAGCGTGCTGGAACTTGTCTCGCGAAAAAATACAGGAAGTAAGTTATGGGTATTTTTGATTTTTTAGGCGATTTATCGTCAAAGCGCAGCAAAGAGCTTGGCCTTGGCGGCTTGCAGTCTTTGCTTGGAACGCGCGGCGCAGCGCAGGCTGGCGCAATTGGCGATGAAATGATTGGCATTACAAACCAAGATAGTTTGCCGGGTTATTTTAATGAGCAAACGCGTGAGTATGTTCCTTGGTACGTTGATCTGTTTGATGGTGGTGGGCTAAACGCTGCTGGCGGTCAAGCTAAGCAAGAGGCTGCGCAATCTGGCGCTATGGGTGCTACGCCCGGCGGCGCTCCCGTTCAGTCTCCCGGGTTGCTCCAAACTCGTTTAGGCAATCAACTTTCTGACATGGAAATGGCAAACCGTAATCGAGTTGGCGTTGATCCACGCAATTTAGGTGGCGCTGAGGGTTATGGCCCCATGTCAGCGCGTGATCCACGCAATTTAGGTGGCGCTGAGGGTTATGGACCTATGGGGCAGGCAATGCCAGCTCCTGCTTCGACACAACAAGGCACTCAAGTAATCCCTGCCTCCGGCGGCAACATGGCTATTAACACTCCAGCTGCGCAAAACAGAGATCAAATAATTGCGGATCGGCAAATGTATAACATGGAGCAGGCTATGAAGAGCCACCCATTGTATCCAGAGTATGTGGACTTTTTAAACCGAAGCAAAATGCCGTCAACTCCAAGTCTGTTTCAGCAGTACATAAACACGTTTGGAAACATGTAAATGGCAATTACAACTTACGCAGAGCTAAAAACGTCTATCGCGGACTTTCTGAACCGCGATGACTTAACGTCAATCATACCTACGTTTATCTCCCTGTCTGAGGCTAATTTTAATCGCAGTGTTCGACACTGGCGAATGGAGAAGCGTTCAACTGCAATCGCAAATACTCAGTACACGGCGCTGCCTGAAGACTTCATTGAGCCTTTGCGGTTTAGCATTACAAGCGGAACAACAACACGGCTTGAAATGCTCAGCCAAGCGCAAATGCTTGACCGCCGTGAGTCTTCTGATAATGTTGCAAACAATTCAAGGTTTTACGCAATTACGGACGGCTCTATTGAGTTGTTTCCCACGCCATCATCAGACCAGACTCTTGAGATGGTTTACTATAGCAGGCCAACCGCCTTGAGCGACGTAAACAATTCCAATTGGCTTTTAACTTACTATCCTGACGCTTACTTGTATGGGTCGTTAGTTCACAGCGCGCCATATCTTGCAGATGATAGCCGCTTGCAGGTTTGGGCTGCATTGCTTCAAAGCGCTATTGATGCTATTAACT